TTCTTTTAATTAACATAAAACCTGTTGCGCCATCTAAAACTTCAATAAATCCTTTTTTTACTATTACTTTTTTTGGGTCTTTAACATTTAAATTATATTGTAAAGAAGCGGCATGTAATTCATCTTCTTTAATTTTTGGATTTTCTTTTACTCTTTTAATGGCTTTTGTCCAATCAATCACCTTTCGTGGATATACTCCCGTTACTACATCTTCATCTAAGTCTAGCATACGAAATATTGATTCAGGATTAAAAGCTATGTCAGCATCAATAAATAAAAGATGAGTATATTGTTCATCGTCCATAAATAACTGTACTAATGTATTACGAGCTCTTGTTACCAAAGACTCGTTGCCAATAGTTCCAAATTGTAATTCTATTTTTTTCTGTGCAGCTAAGGCTGTTAATTGTAAACAGCTTTTAAAATAATCTGCTGTTAACATATTGCCGTAACAAGGTGTACCTATAAATATTTTTGTCATTCAAAAAATCCTATAGAGGCTATTGATCTCGGAGTAGCTGAAACAGGTTTGTGCCAAATACCTTTAGGTATATACAAAAGATCTCCTCTTTCTAAACAGTAATCTATATTGTTTTCAATTACTTTATAAATTGTTTTTCCATATAGTCCTACAAGAAAAACATCCTCTTTATCAACGTGCGATCCGCCAGTGTTTGTAACAAAAGAAAAAAATATATCAACACCATTTTCAATATGATGAGGGTATTTAAAAATCTTAGAAAGAAAATCTAATAAAACAAAAAATTGATTATCTAATTTATCTATGTCTCTAAATTTCCATATAGAATTAAAATGATTTATTTGTTTTGGTACATAATCAACATATAAAGAATAACTGTCAACTAAGTAAGAAATTTTATTAAAGTCATAAGTCTCTTCAATAGATGTAAAATTTTTTACATACGTTATTTTTTTTTCTTTAATATCTTTAATATTTTTATCATTTAAAATCATATTTAATCCTTTGTTTCCCACAAGGATAAAGATAAAACTATTCTTTCTGTGGAGGAAAAAACATGATGAAGATTGCCTACAGAAACATATAAAAGATCACCTGGACATACTTTTATATCCTTACCATTAATGTGATAATATGTATTATTGTAAATACCTAGAATGATAACATGCTCTAAATCAACATGACTGCTGCCAACTTCTCCTTTTGTAGAAAAGAAAAAATCTAAATTACCTATTTTATATTTAAATATATTCTTCATTAAGTTTGCTATGTGAGCAAGATAAGCGTTAAAAAAATTACTTGTATGTTCGTTAACAACATTCATTACTTGAAAAAGATGAAGACTGCTTTGATTTTTTTGTAGATAATCAGGAATAGGGTAAGTATTATAAAATTCAAATAAACTATTAAAATCAAAATCTAATCCAAAAGATTTTAAATTAATTGCGTTTTTTAAAAGCACATAACTTTTATTTTTATATGCTTTTTTAATTTTCTGCATAGCTCACCGTTAAATACTCTATTTTTTTTAACCAACCTTTAGGTATAGCAATAGCACCTCCACCAGTAATATCTTCTTTGTCTTTACTATACGAACGCATAATAATTATTTTTTCTGAACCATTATGTATCATCCATCCTACTTCTTGGCACACGGCCAACGGAGCATCCATAACTTCTTTTATATCAAGCCAACCTGTCTCTGTATCACGGGCATCGAGCCATGTAACACGGACCATGGGTACTTTATCTATATCAAGTATCAGAGTTTTCCCTCCATCTTTTTTTGTTATGTAAACATGATTCGTGAAAAATATCTTCTTTTGTTATTTCTCTATAAAAAATATTAAGAGTATATCTGTTGGAACTGTCTCCAAAAGATTGTAGATCTGAATGTGGTATTTTCATGCCGTTAAAAAATAAAGCTCTGTTTTCTACAAAACCTATATGTGATGATAACTTTTCATTATGTAGAAAACCTGTGCCATTATTAAGCAGAGGCTCTCCCTTTACAAATAAGAGAAAGTTAGCAACGTTACCTTTATCATCATCAGTATGAAACAAAGGTTCTTTGTTATTTTCTCGTAAGTGTGCACTTACGGATATCGGTGTAAGATCTCTATAAGGAAAAAAATACTTCTTAATTAATTCAAGTAACGGATCATCGTGAATGCTTGTGTTAAAAGTATGACGCATGCCATACAACTGACCATTAGGATTTTTTACTTTTTCATATTTAAGACTTGTAACTGTATCTTGTAATGACTTTAATGTAGCCTCATCTAAAAAATCATCAACATACATGACAAACTTTGTTTCTTTATGATGTTGCATACATTCCTATGTTGGATGATATAATAATTCTTTCGCCGCTTTGATCATTAATTCCACTATGTAATAAACTAGAGGGAAAAAAAATTATTTTTCCGACTTCAGATTTTATTAATTCATTTTTTTGAGCACTTGTGTAATTTGAAGAAAAAAACTTTGTTCCTCCACTATTGGTTAAATATAAAACACTAGAATAATTATTTAAATTGTTCTCTAAATTATGAGCATGAGTATGTGCTTCATGATAAGAAGTATCTTTATAGAACGCTGTCCAATAGTTAACAATATTAAAAGTTTTATTTTTGTTCATAAAAAAATTACCTAACATCATCATTAGTTTTTCATATTCTTGAAGTTTTACTGGGTTTGCGTAGTCTGTATGGTAGTTATTTACTCCACCCATTTTATTAAAATACTTACTTACTTCTTTTATTTGTTTCTCTTTAAGAGAAACTTCATCAAGTAAAGGCTGTATTTCTTGTGGAGAAAATTTAAAAGAACAAATTTCTGTTGAAAATAAATTAAAGTCTTCTACTTGCATCAACTATTTGATGGATCGGGATCATCTTTTTTAAGTAAATGTAAGTTAAAAGATACAGATCTTCTCTCTTCATTTGGTGTTCTAAACGGATACACGCCGTGTGCTAACCAGTTTGGAAACAAAAATATATCTCCTACCTTTGGTGATTCTTGATGTTTATGTCCACTAAACGTCGCCGCTTGACCATGAAACCAACATATATCTCCTACCGTTGGATAGTGATCTTCTTTTGCATATTCTTCTGCTAAACTTGGAGGCACTCGTAAATAACAAACACCAGACAGTTGACCGTCATGTATATGAAAAGGATTGAAATCTCCCGCCCACTGACTCACAGACCACATAGATTCAATAACCATTTTACCCACGTAATCAGATTTAATTGTTTCACTTGCTGGTGGTATAGAAAGATAATTCTTAACCATCTCACCAATTAGTTGAACCATTGGCATGAATTCTTCTGTGTTCATCCAATCTTGTGGAAATCTTACTTCTTGTTTAACATTTCCTGCTAAGTTATGAGAAAAATCATACTCTTTAGATAATTTTTTATTTGTTAAAAGCTCTTCTGATTTATCATCAAGCATTTTAGTAATAAAATCAGGCATTCTGCCTCTCATTATTGTTGGACCAAAAGGTCTAATAACGTCAAACTGTATGACTTGTTCTACTTGTTGTTTCTTTTTAGTCATGCTTTTCCTTTCTACTTGCAAATATCTATTGTCATATAGCAATATTTTGCCTATAAATATATAATTAAATAGGCTTATTTATCCAAGGGCAGCCTCCTTGCATACGACAATCACATAAATTGCAGTTTATTAGGAGATTATGCTTAAAGGTTTAAGAGGAATAT